TGGTGTACCATGATGTGCCACAACCTGTGTTGACTGATTATACGATAAGATCATTTGATACTAAATACGAGTGTATAGAGTATACGTGGGACAATAAAGTAGAGATGGTTGACACTTTGCTTGAGATGCACAGATATAAAGAAGATAAAGAACTAAAGACATTTGCATTTTTTTGTGAGAACAGGTATGTGCAATTAGATGAGGTATGAACACTATATCAGATGATATTCTCGAGTGGTCTGAGAAATATTTAGAACCAAAAAACGAACATCTAGGTAATGTTCCTGTTTGCCCCTATGCTCGCATGGCTAGGCTGCAAAAAAAATATCGAATACTAGAAGTTCACAATCATGACAGTTTTATTGATCAAATAGTCAAAGGCATAGAAATGGTCAGAGATCCTGACATACAAATAGTCATAGTGGGCTGCAACGATATTCGAATGGAGCCAGAAGAATTATCCTCTGTAATTCATGCGTACAACGTTATTTTTGTCCCTCAAGACATATATTTGATGTGCTCGCACCCATACGATGAAGACGAGGAGGAAGAGGTAGAGTTTTTAGACACTGACAGTTGGGAACCAGACAACGAGTTCATGATGGTTCTCATACAAAATTTTGACGAACTAGAAAAAGCTAGTGACAATTTACGCAAAACTGGATATTATGATCACTGGCCTTCAGATTATTATAAAGGCACAGTAAAAAAACGACAATCTTATAGGAGATATCGAAATGGCACGTCCAGGTCTATACGCTAACATTCACGCCAAAAGAAAACGTGGAGGTAAAATGAGAAAGAAAGGAGCGAAAGGCGCTCCTACCGCAGCGAACTTTGCTAGAGCAAAACAAACAGCAAGAAAAGGTATGAAGAAAGGTGGCTTTCCAGATCTATCAGGCGACGGTAAAACAACCATGAAAGATATTCTTATAGGAAGAGGTGTAATTAAAAAAGGAGACACTATGAAGAAAAAGAAACGTGTGATGAAACGTGGCGGTGGTATGATGAAAAAACCAATGCTAAAACGTGGCGGCATGGCTAAAAAGAAAAGAGTAAAAGCTATGGGTGGTGGCATGATGAAAAAACGTGTAATGAAACGTGGCGGCGGCATGGCTAAAAAGAAAAGGGTTAAAAAGAAATAATGACTAAACTTTGCCCAAGAGGAAAAGCAGCAGCTAAAAGAAAATTTAAAGTTTACCCGAGCGCATATGCAAACGCGTATGCGTCTAAAATATGCGCGGGTAAAATTAAAGATCCCTCTGGTGTAAAAAGAAAAGATTTTCGTGGTAGCAAAGCTAAAGGTGGTTTAGTTGCAGCTACAAAAAGACTAAGAGCGCAAGGTTTAAAAAATGGGGGCATTGCAAGAGGTTGTGGTGCTGTTATGCCTAATAGAAAAAAAGTAACTCAGTATTTCTAACATGCCTAGTCACACTGGTTTAGACAAATGGTTCAAACAAGATTGGGTAGACATAGGCTCCAAGAAAAAAGGTGGAGGCTTTGCAAAATGCGGTCGATCAAAACAAAAGAAAGACGCTAAAAGAAAATACCCTAAATGCGTTCCAAGAGCTAAAGCTAATCGAATGACAGAGGGGGAAAGACGTTCTGCTGTCTCTAGAAAAAGATCAAAAGCACAAGGCGTTGGCGGTAAACCAACAAATGTAAAAACATTTACTAGAAAAAAAGCAGCTGACGGCGGGTATATAGGCAGTTTTATTGATTTAAATTTACCTTTAGGTAAAGGCGAATACAAAAGAGTGGGTAATCCGTCTCTTAAAAAATATTACAAAACACTTGGCATTATTTAATGGTAATCAACAGATCTCAGATGAGAAAACAAGTCTCTACTGGGGGAAAGAAAAAAAGAGATCCAAAAGTAGGCACAGGTAAAAAACCAAAAGGATCAGGGAGGAGACTGTACACAGATGAAAATCCGAAGGACACTGTACGTATTGCGTTCGCGACTCCGCAAGATGCCAGGAAGACTGTGGCGAAGGTCAAAAAGGTATCTAAACCGTTTGCGCGCAAAATACAAATCTTAACAGTTGGTGAACAACGAGCTAAAGTCATGGGCAAGACACAGGTAGCCAGCATATTTAAACGAGGTAAAGATGCCATCCGCAAAACACATAATCGTAAAAGGAAAAAAATATAAAAAGTCCCCTCTTAAAGACACCCCCCATAAACGTAAACTTGTAAAAGGGTTGATGAAAGCCCGTAGAGATGTTAAAACAGCATTAGACAAAAAGAACGCTAGGTCTGAGCGCAACGCACGTAATCGTGTGCAAAAATTCAAAGTATTATTAGGAGAACGTAGTGGCAAGAAAAAGAGATAAAATGCCGGCTAGAAACAAGAAAAATTTTAGGCCTACAAAAAAAGGAGCAGGCATGACTAAGGCAGGGGTTGCTGCGTACAGACGAGCTAACCCCGGTAGTAAATTAAAAACAGCGGTAACAGGTAAAGTTAAACCTGGTAGTAAAGCTGCAAAAAGACGTAAATCATTTTGTGCACGTAGTGCGGGGCAAATGAAAAAGTTTCCAAAGGCTGCAAAAAATCCTAACTCTAGGTTACGACAAGCAAGAAAAAGATGGAAATGTTAGTATGAAACAAAATTGGGCTTGGGCAATAGCTATATCTATATTTGTGATGGCATTTGCAATTAATTTTGCGATAGCAGACGTGACTGGTGCCGGCGCCACGACTAACACACAATCAACAACAGGGTCATCAGCTACCAACACAGCTATTACAGGAGGTTATCACAGTGAAGCAACAACAAACTATCAGTCAGGTTCTTCTTCATCAACGACCACCAATAACTCAACCACAAACAATAACAACAGCTACACGGGTGATACCAGAACGGTTCCCTCTGCATCTGCTCCTGGCATCTCTGCTATGTCTCAAGATCTTTGTACTGTTGGCGTAGGTCTTGGAATACAGAAGCCATTGATAGGTGGCAGCATAGGTATAACAAAGCGTGATATGAATTGTGAGAGAATGAAACTATCTAAATTATTATTTGATTTTAACATGAAAGTTGCAGCTGTATCTATACTTTGTCAAGATAGCAGAGTATTCTCAGCCATGGCTCATGCTGGAACCCCGTGTCCATTTAACGGTAAAATTGGTGATCAAGCACTAGAAGAATGGAACAAGTACGACCAACAAAGACCAGATTACGAAGAGTATACAAAAGCTCTGCGTTACATGGAAAAGGTTGACAATAAAATTTTGGAGGGACTAGATGAGAAGGAAGCTTATATTACTGACGGCAACGACAATCCTGTTAAGCTCGGCAGCGAATAGCACAGACGTAATTCTTGAAGATACACCCAACGTAGGCGATACTACGACGATCACAACTATTACGTCTGGTAATCCTGCAAGCACAGGCAACTTAGTTTCACAAGACTTTGACGACGGCAGCTGGGTAGGCACAATGTTTCCTGATAGCTCTGACATCAACGAGTCAACTTGGTTGACCGGTAAGGACGGCAAGTATGCAGAAACAACAATAGACTCTGATGATCATTTATCATTAGAAGAATTAAAACTAGGTTTTACATCTACCTTTGGTGCACAGATACGATGGTGGAACCCTGTCGAGTCAACAGTCACACTTACACAAACTGCAAC